CCCCGCATTTCGCGGGGATCAGGCTCTGCAACTGCAGAGTTTTCCATAAAGGAACCTCGGAGCGTGCATTCCCTGAGGGCGTGCACACACGGAGGAACACATAGAAAGTGACTCTTAGAACTATTGTGGTACCGGAAGGCCCAGAGTCTCGTATTTCATACGAGACGACTGAGTATCTATCAGGCAATGTAACAGTTACGGAGCATCCAGATAACTGGAGGACGAAACTGTTTACTTTAATTGGTGAGGACATTCCTCACTACCACAAGCGTAAGCGATCAGGGGAATTACTTCCCCACACCAGTTACGAAGTTACCGATTTCCTTACTGAAAAGCAAGGTGGTCTCTTCGAGTTCTCTAATCCTGCAGGAACGGTCGCGGGTGTGGTGCATTATGATGCATCTTACCCATGGCCGGCAGGATCTGCGAGCGTCTGGTCAGTGTCAGAGTCTGAAGTTGACAGTGCGATCCCGGCGGATATCAACGACCTTTTGCAGGTCGCCGCCGCTCGCATCTATTCTAAGGGCCATGACATAGCCACAACGATTGCTGAACTCCACGAAACCCGAACGATGTTTAAGGATATCGTTAGGAGGTGGACCAGCAAGGCTGATGACATTACCACCCGTAAGACCGCTTTGGTCAAGAAGGATGGGACGTTGTCTGCCGCGGGCAAAGCTTATAATAAGCGAGTCCGTGGCAAAAGAGCCAAGTCCGCAGCCGATCTCCTCTTGGAGGCGCGCTACGGGTGGCGACCCTTGTTTAGTGAGATCCAAAGTTTGGATCAAGCGATACGAGAGTTCGATCGCAAGCGTCAACGGTACTCGGAGAATGTCCGTCGCCTAGTGTCGAAAGACACTACGGAGTCGACATTGGACCTGTCGAACGTCTATTGCTATTACGGTCAAAAGACTGTAAAAACGGTAGAAGTTTCGATCGGGGCCAGCGTCTCGGCTGACATTCGCCCTCCCCAGTTTGCCTTCAACCCACTCGTTACGGGTTGGGAGGTCGTGCCACTTTCTTTTGTGGTGGACTGGTTTATTGGGGTTGGTACCTACTTGGAATCACTGAGCTTTCTTACAATTGTAGATCAGTACTACGCATCGTCGGGATATCTTGTTAAGATATCCAAAGACACGGAGTACTTCTACAAGACTCCTAGGAATGGTTATTCCGGCAACGTTGTCGGTACGACCAAATCCTATGGATTCAAGAAGGTTCGTGTTCCTTCCGTTCTCCCGTCAGTCCCTCAATTTCGCCTCAATCTCGACGCTTGGAAGGTCATGGACCTCGTAGCGTTGGGCATTCAGAGGTATACAGGAGTAAAAGCCACATGGCTGCGATGACTACCGTACTCAAGAAGTATTCCGACAATGGAAACTCCTGGAAGTACACCATTCCCGCTTCACATACTGCGAGCAAACCTCGCATGGTACTGCAGCGGCGGCGTGAGCCGACTGGAAATCAGGTGATGCTCGAGCTCTCCACTACCGTAATGTACGGTACGACGGATGCGCTCGGTCTGATCTTGCCCCAGAAGGCGTCTTTCGAGGTAATCACCAGACGTCCCATTAATGGGACCCTGTCTGATTTCACTGCGGCGTGGGCCACCTTCGCTGACATTATTGTCGGTGACGAATGGCAAAACACCTACGTGCACGCGAACCCCATTCAGTAACGGAACGGTCCTGCGTCAATGGACCGAGACCGGACTGAGGGCTTGGTGGCGCTTGTATCTGCAATTTCGATTATGGTAGCCAATTTCCATTTGGCACCAGACACGAAAACGCAAACTCGCGTTTACCTCGTGGTAGCGATTATCTTGATCGTTATCTGTTCTTTCGTGTACCTCGATTAGGAGATCCGTATGGACCCTGTTGACGTTGTTTACCGCGTATGCGGAGATTACGTTATAGACGCCCTTCCGGAATCGTCTGAATACCGTGCTAGAATCCTTGGATGGATTCGTGCACGTGATGTCAGTCGATTGGCTAACGCCACGTCACTCCTCGGCGGCACATTGCAGTGCGTCGAGTCCTTTCGCGTTTTGCGTCAAGTCGAGGCATTCTTTAAGAAGAACCGCCTCTTCAGCGACGACGTTCGCTGTCTGGCACAAGCAATCGACGGGTTTAAAGCCGCCGAACGCGTGTGTGCAGAGACGAACGCCCGCCTTGAAATGTTTCATGCGGATCCGGAGTCATATCCGGAATTCCGTGGTCACATTCAAAGCATGCGGACCTTCCTGGCCCGCGTTATGGGAAGCGAAAGGAGACTTTTGAAGGATTTCCCTTCATACGTCAGAGTAACATCCGGTGCTACATCCACAAGACCGCGTAGCCAGTCTCATCCTCGGTTAAAAGTGAGGAAGAGGCTAGTTGCGCCGGTTGGTTGCTGGCCATACTTAGCATCCTTAGCCCATCTCTGGGGTTATGGAGAACTAACGTTGAAGCCTACCAACCTTAATCGAGTGGAGTTCGTTCCGAAGAACTGGAAGACCCATAGGACTATCGCTTGTGAACCGGATGGGGCACTGCCCCTCCAACTTGCTTGCGATCAGTACCTCAAAGAACGACTCTGGCAACGTGCCGGAATCAATCTATGGGACCAGTCTCGAAATCAGCTACTGGCAAAGGATGGTTCGATTGACGGTTGTTTTGCAACCATCGACCTTCAAGCTGCCAGCGATACTGTCGCGTATAACACTGTTCTAACCCTCTTACCAGAGGGCTGGTTCAGCTTACTCGACAGTTTTCGAAGCTCCTTCTATAGGCTGCAAGGTGAACCACCGGAGAAATACCAAAAGTTCTCTTCGATGGGAAACGGCGCAACCTTCGTGTTGGAGACGCTGATTTTCGCTGCTGCATGTAACGCTGTAAGCCATGGCATATACTCCGTCTACGGTGATGATATTATCATCGGGGCCGAGGACGTGCCAGAGCTCACTTCGTTGTTGCAGTTTCTCGGTTTCACCATTAACCAAGAGAAGTCTTTCAC